GCTGATACCGTCGAGTCGGGTCGATACCTTCCATCACGTCGACATGCACCGCGTCTCGGCCGGCTGCGCCATCACGACCATCGCGGCCGTCCGTGCCTTTTTCGCCGGCCAGCCCTGGCGGGCCACGCTCGCCAGCAGGTCCGGTATCGCCAGCACGGCCAGGCTCGCCCGGCGGGCCGGGCACCAATGCGCGCTGCGATAGCTCGTCCACCTTGGCGCGCACTTCCGCGATCTGAGCCTTGAGGAATGACTCCATCGAGGCGAACACCGCGTCTGCCAGTTTTCGCATATCGGTCATCGGCGCGCCTGCTGATTGATGATGAATTGAGCGAACATCAGCATCACCTCGTCATCGTCCATCGGCGCGTCGACCCGCAGCCTGGCCGGGCGGAGCTGCGCATACCCGCCGCCTTGGCCGAACGGGTCGGGCTGCGGCTGAAGTGTACCGACCTGGAATCCGGTAGATTGAAAGGCGGCCGGCTGAAAAGCGCTGATCATCAGTCGGCAGGGATTTCAGCGTCGGTCCCAGCCTTGTCCGTCTGATAGTGAAAATCGAGTTCGTGACAAATCACGGCATTTGCCTCGGCGTCCGTGTTGCCAAGCCGATGCAGCCGCCAGTACATGATGGCGGACTCGATCAGCCCGGTCATATTGAACGGCGCCCAGTAGGTGAGCAGATGCTCGTCGCTGATCGACTGATCGCCAACCGTTCCGGTGGGCGATAACGCCGCCGACCACGCGCCCACTGTATCGCCGGGGTTGCCGACTACGCGCAGGTACAGCCGCCAATCGACCGCGCTGGCCGACCCAGTTGGCTTAGTCCAGTGAATGTGCGGGCGGATGGCAGACTCGCGCTTCCAGGCGTGCGGCATCTGGGCTATTCCCGCGCACACGTTTTCGACGTTACCGGCAAACGACAATGCGCCGGTATAGCCCGCAAGGTCCGTAATCCGACTCGCCTCGCCTACGATGCCGGCGGGGTTCACCGCGTTCATTGGAAACCGGAGATCATCCCAGTCGTCCGAAAACACACCGGCTCGCAGCTCGTCGTAGTTGATGTCGTGCGCGTCGTTCCAGTTCGATGGACGGACGAGCCCACTGTCGTTCCCGTCAGGAACGCCCGAGACGAATTTATGCTTAATCGTCACAGCGGCACGATGTCGGCGTACAAAATCAGGTTCGTGTCCGGATCGCGCACCGGCACCAGCCGATACGCCGCAGCGCCCGGTGAAATGCCGTCGCGGCCATCTCGGCCAGGCGCTCCCGCTGGGCCCGGCTCGCCGCGCGGCCCCACGGCGCCGGCCGGTCCAATGGCGCCCGTCGGCCCGCGTTCGCCCCGCTCACCTGGCGGACCCGCAGGCCCCTCTTCGCCCCGCTCACCTGGCGGCCCAGCAGGCCCTTGAATCCCCGGCGGACCTTGCGGCCCCGGAGATCCATCGACGCCGTTGACACCCGGCGGCCCTGGCTGGCCATCGCGGCCGTCGCGGCCGTCGTTAGCCATCGGCCAGCACCGCGCCGGACATGCGGCCGATCAGGTGCTTTACAAACGCATCGAGGTTGCGATCGACCTCACCATCGTCCGTTTCGTCCTCGGACATCGCCTCGTCTTCGTCTTCATCCTCGTCAGTGTCTTCTGCAGGCTCAGCGGGTGCCGCGGGTGCCGGTGCCTTTGCCGTGCCGAACGGATCGTCGCTTGCGTCACGCTTCGCCAGCGCGGCCAGACTGTAATTCTGTTGTTGCAGGTACGGCGTGTCGCCGCCGGCTACCGGCGGCATGTTCTCTTCGCGCCGAACTTCGTCGGGAGACTTCCACCCGCCCGCGACCGCCTTGTTATGCGCCTCGAGCCGCGTGGACGGGTCCATGCGTACCAGCACGGTTTCGTCGAGCCAGGTCTCGAAGCCGTCGACGAGCTCAAGCCCGTCATCCAGCCTCAGCTCGACCTTTTCAACGATCGGCTGCAGCGCCTGGTCGTAGTACTGCTGATTCAGCGCCGCGACGTTATTCACGGTCGGCATCTGCCCGAGCCCGAGCTTGTACGGCGGCACATGGAAGCACGCGCAGATCATCTCGCCGGTGAACTTGAGCTGTTCGATCAGCTGCGCGTCGACGGCGTTGATGGCGGTGGCGACGTAGGTCAGGCCGTCACCCAGCACCGCGACCTTGCCGGAGTTGTTGCCGCTGTAGTTTTCCTGCCAGCTAGTGCGGATGCGCGCCGCGGTCTCCGCCGGAATGCTGCCCGGTGCTGTAAGCACGCCGCTGGGCCGACTCATGTTCTCGAAAAACTTAGTCGAGTTCGACTGAATGTGTGCGCCCTGCATGGCCGCCGAACCGCAAGCGTAGATCGGCGACACGCCGATCAGCGGGTGCCACGGCGTGTACATCCGGTCGTGGATGATCTCCGAGGCCGGCACGATCACCGACGGGCCGACCTGCGCCAGAATATCCTCGCTCAGTTCGTAGTAGACGCCGCCATCCTCCGCAATGAGCGGGGAGACGCGATTCGGGTCCAGGATGTACAGCGCAACGATCTTGCCGTCTCGGTCGCGCTCCTTTAGGACGTAGGTATTGCCGAACAGCAGCAGGGATAGCACCCAGTTCTGCATGAACTCGATGCGCGTCTGGTAGCGATTCGGGCGCCGCAAGACTGGCCGATAGGGCGGGTCGGTCGGTTCCCAGATCTTGAGCGCCCTGGCGTACTTCATCACGCGCGCCGGCATCTTCGCGATGTCTCCGGCGATCAGCGTCACGCAGGCAAACACGGCCCAGTTCGCGCTGACGGTCGTCTGGTTGACCGTGATGTCCTGCTGCCAGCTGCCCGTATACGTTTCGCCCGATGCCGTCCAATTACCGACGGCGAATATCGACAGCGGCGACAGTCGCTGCGCGGCCTTGCGCAGTACCGTCGCGAGCCGGGTGGTGATCTTCACTCGTCAAGCCTCGGCCTGCATGTCCCGGCGCTTGTAGCGACGGCGGGCAGGCTGCGCCTCGGGTTCCGCCAGCGTGGCGAGGCCGGTCACCGTGAGGGTGCGCGCGTCGCCGGCGGTGGCTTCAAACCGTTCGCCAGCGGCGAGGGATTTGCCGGCGTAGTCCAGCCGCTTATTCGCGATCAACTGCGTCATCTGGTACTCCATGAGAAAGGGCGGCCCCCTTGCGAGGGCCGCCCCTGTAGGCCGTCGACTACCGGCTCAGGTGCCGGTATTGGCCGCGCCGTAATCGACGTTGTCGATGTACTGCACCGCGTGGCTGCGCCGCTTGGCGAAGTTCACGCTGCGCACCACCTTGACGCCGATCTGCTCGGTCTGCCACATGCTCATCAGCGTGGCAGAAGCCGCCGTCGGCACGTCACCCGCGCCCGCCGGCGCCCCGTCCTGCTCGATCGTCGCGACGTCCGTCACGGACACCATGACGCCCGAGTCGCCGATGCGCCAGATGTCGCTCGGCTTCAGGAGGATGAAGTGACCCGCGGTCACGTTGTCGCCGGTGTAGACCATGTCGCCGAGCAAGGTGCCACCCGTCTGGGTGACGCCCGGGAAGGCGAACTGGCCGAGCGCGTTCTGCATCAGGCTCAACGCCTTGCCGGTGCTCGGATCGGTCACGATCGCCAGGCCAGAGGCGTTCTTGAACCCCTGGAAGATCGCGTACAGCTGCCTGAGATCCGCGATCACGCCGTCGATCGACGTACCGTGCGAGTTGTGACCCCCGACGCCGTTCAGGATACCGGCCGGAGACACGCCCGCCGAAGCCGCCGCCGCTCCGAAGAACGTCGTATCGACCTTCTGGGCACTCGCCTCGACCAGCGCGTCACGCACCAGAGCCTCGGCCGCCGGCGACGAATCGCGCACCAGCTCCTTCGACATGACGGCGATCGCAGCGACCTTGAGCGGCGTCAGGTTGATGGTGCTGAAATCGGCCGTGGTGACCGGGATAGCCTTGCTCTGGCCGACCCAGTTCGCCGTCGCAGCGCCGTCCTGGCCCTTGATCGTGACGTGTGCCGGCACGTTCTTGAGCGGCAGCTGGTCGAACAGCGTCCTGCCGTGAAGGAACTCGATGAAGTCCCCGGTGTAGCGGCCATCCGCTGCCACGAGCTCCGCGCCCCACTCGCCGGAATCGCTGCCACCGCCGGCGACGCCGGCCTTGATGACCTGCACCAGCGTCGGATTGGTCCGACCCCAGCGCTTCTGCGCGATGTCGGCCGGCGATGCGCCGCCGATGCCTTCCATGTGGGCCAGCGCGCGGGCGATGACCATGCGCACGTAGTTCTGGCCCTTGAACGCCTCGTCCTTGTCCTTCGACGTGACGATGATGGTCGGACCGCGCTGCACCGAGGCAGCCTTGGCCGGGTCGTCGCCCGTGGTCGGCGGGACGACGGTGCGGCCCTTCTGCACGGCCAGCTGCTCGAGGCGCTTCAGCCGCACCAGGTCGTTGTCGAGCTGCTTGATCTCGGAGTCGAGCGTGTCGAACTCCTCCTGCTCGGCCTCGTCGCTCGAGCGGCCTTCGTCCATCGACTTCTGCAGGACGTCCTGCATGCGGGCGGCCTTGGCGGCGCGGGCCGCCTCGAGGTCGCGAATCTGTTCGGCAATGGTCTTCACTTGGAAACTCCTGCTGTATTCAGTGGAATGCCGCCGCGCTTGGCGACGGTTGCGTTGCCCGAGGCGCCGGGCAGGAGAATGACGCCGCCGCGCGATTTGCCAGGCGAGGCACGCGCTGCGGTGTCGAAAGCCTTGATCGTTTGAATGGTGGCGTCGGCGTTGGCCGGCACGGTGACCGCGCTCAGCTCGAGCCACTCCCATTCGAGAAACTTGTAGCCGTCCCACGGGCGCTCTGCGTCCAGCGCCTCGAACTTGAGCGGTCGGAAGCCGATGCTGAAGCCCTTCACGAGCTTGGCCTTGATCTGCTTCCAGGCGTTTTCGACGTAATCGAGACCACTGTTCTTGGCGATTCGCGCCTTTACCCGGATCTGCTTGCCGGTAACGACGGCCTCGAATACCTCGCCGATCGGCGCGTCCTGCCGATGCTGGTGCAGCAGCGGCAGCGGCAGCGCGAACTTCGCGCCGGCGGGCACCACGACGTCGCTCATGCGGTCGGCGCTGATGCTCGAGGCGATGCCGGTCACGATGCGCTCTTCGCCCTCGTCGGCGCTGCGAATCTCGAATTTGCTGTAGGCGCGATCCATCGGATTACCTCAGACGAAGAAGACCTGGAACTCTTTCGTTTCGACTGCCGCTTGCGCGAGCCCGAAAGCCATCAGGAGAGACACGATCCCGTCGATCTTGTCGGCCGAACGCTTGCGATCCGGCGCCAAGTTCATGTTTACGTCGCGGCGCGCGACTAAATTCGCCGCATTCCACTGCAGGACCGGATTGCCGGCGTGCATCAGGACGCCCGCGGTGTAGGCGCGCTCGAATGCCTGCATCGCCGGATGGAAGCTCGCCGGCCCTTGCCGGAACTGCTGCAGCGGTAAGCGCCGCTCGGCCAGCTGATTGACCAGTTGCGACGAGTTCCACGGGTCGTAACCGATCATTTTCGGCTTGAACCGCTCTACGTCCGCGACGATGTCGGCTTCGATCACCCGGTAGTCGGTGACGTCGCCCTCGGTGGTCTGGACGTGCCCGGCCGCCACCCACGGCGCATACCGGACCGTGCCGCGCTCGTTGCGCTGCGCGACCGCTGCCTCGGGAACCCAGTAGCGGCCCCACGTCCAATAGACGCCGTCCTTGAACCACAGCAGCCGCCACGCGCACATATCGCGAGTGCTCGCCAGGTCGAAGGCGCCCCAGCAGGGCGCTCCCAGAAGGCTCTCCAGCTCGAACGGCGTCGACCCCTTGCGCCAGCGCACCAGGTCGATAAAGCCCGCCGCAGAGGCCGCCTGGCGGTTCAGGCGCTTGATCTGGAACTCTGCAAGGGCCCCGGGCTGCTGTTTGGCCTCGGTTGCGAGCTTGCGCAGCTCCGAAAGGCTCACCGACACGTCGAGCAGCGGGTTTGCCTTGACCCACTTCGACTCGTCGAAATCGTCGTCCGCGTCGTCCAGCGCGTAGTAGAGCGCGAGGAAGTGATCGGCCTCGATCGCTCCAATCAGAATCTGCTTCGCAAACGCCCGGATTTCAGCCCACGGCCCTGGGTTTTCGTACCCTTCCGTCGTCGTGTAGAGGTACAGCGGCGACTTTCGGGCGCCGGCCGCGCTCCGCAGCACGTCGAACAGGTCGCGCGTCTTGTGCGCGTGCAGCTCGTCGAAACACAACGCCGACGGGTTCAAGCCGTCCTGAGTCGAAGCCTTGGCGTTGATCGGCCTGAACGTCCCGCCGACCTCGTACCGGGCGATCGCGTTGGCAAAAGGCTCGAGCGTGAACGCCTCGCGCAGCGCGGAGGTCTTCTCCACCATGCGTTTCGCCACGCCCCAGACGATCCGCGCCTGGTCGCCGGTGGTCGCCGCCGAAAGCACCTGCGGCCCGACCTCGGGCTCGGTGCAGAACACGTACAGCAGGATCGCCGCGGCGAGCGCGCTCTTGGCATTCTTGCGCGCGACTGCGAAAAGGGCTGCCGTAAAGCGCCGCGTCCCGTCCACATTGCGGAACCCGAACAGGTTGCAGACGAAAAACACCTGCGCCGGCTCGAGTTTGATCGTCGGCGTCTCCCACACGCCCTCGACGTGAGGCAGCAGCTCGATAAAGCCACAGGCCGCGTTCGCCTGCTCCGGCGACCAGTGGAACGGCGGACGCTTGCGGCGGGCGCGTTTCAGGTCGGCCAGGAACCGC